TTTATGTGCAATTTCTTATGAAGAACAACCTCACGGAAATTACATTTTAGATGTCTTATACACTCAAAAACCAATGGAATACACTGAGCCTAAAACTGCCGAATCTTTAACGATGCACGCTGTCGAAGAAGCGGTAATTGAATCTAATAATGGAGGTCGTGGATTTGCTCGTAATGTTGAAAAGGAAATGCGAGAAATGGGTAATAACGAAACTTATGTTGATGATTTTCATCAAAGTTTAAATAAGAATGTACGAATATTCACTCGATCAAATGAAGTAATGAATTTAACTTTCTTTCCCGTTGGTTGGGAAAAATTGTGGCCAACGTTTCACACTCATATTACAACTTATATGAAAGTTGGTAAAAACGAATATGACGACGCTCCAGACGCTTTAACAGGAACAGTTGAAAGACGAGGAGAAAGCAGTATCGAAGAAACCGAAGATATACTATCAAGATTGAACTTTTAAAACTATAAATGAACGAACTATGTAAACTTTTAAATATACCCGAAGACTCAACAATACAAAAGATTATCGACACCTTAAAACAAGGAAAAGATAAAACCAAAATCATTGAGGAAGCAAGAAAACAACTTGATCCGAAACAGCATGATATTATGAATCCTCACCTTAGAAGGAGAAAAGTTGAAGAAGATTCTAAAAAGCGTGATAAAAATAAGAATATGATAGCCGTTGCGTATCAGAAGATTATTGTTAAAAAAGAAAAAGCAATGATTTTCGGTAATCAACCGATTTTAAATTCTAATCCTGATGGTGAAATAGCAAAATTAGTTGTAAAAGCTATTGAAAGAATTTTACACGACATCAAAGAAACTTCATTTAATCGAAAGCTTGCTGAATCTGTTGGTTCATATACTGAAGGTGGTGAATTATGGTATCTAAAAGAAGAGGAAGAGGAACACGAAGCATACGGTTTTAAAACTAAAATGAAAGTAAAATCTATGTTGCTTTCATTAAAAAAAGGAAGTGAATTGTATCCTTGTAAAGATGATTTTGACGATATGATTGCTTTCTCTCGTAACTACACAAAAAAGATTGAAGGAAAAGATGTTGAGTATTTTGAGGTTTATACTCAAAAGTTTACTTATTCATTCGAGAATTCGAAAGAATGGAAAATTGTAGATGGTTACCCAAAAAAGCAAGAATTAGATAAGATTCCTGCTATTTATGCTGAACAAGATTTTACATCATGGTATGATGTTCAATGGATGATAGATCGTTTAGAAACTTTATTGTCAGATCATGCTGAGGTAAACGATAGAAATGCTTATCCAGTACTCTTAATTGAAGGTGATTTACACGGTACTTTGGAAAAAGGTCCAGGAGGAGGATTAAAACTTAAAAATGGTTCAAAAGCCTCTTATTTATCTTGGAGTCAAGCAACAGATTCGATTAAACTTGAAATTGAAAATCTTATTTCTAATATTCAAATGATTACTCAAACTCCTAATATTTCATTTGAAGAGGTTAAGAATTTAGGAGCTCTTTCCGGAACTGCTTTAAAAATGCTTTTCCTTGATGCGCATTTGAAAGTAATGGAGAAAAGAGAAATCTATGACGAGTACTTGCAACGTCGAATTAATATCATTAAACGAATTCTTGCGACTTTAAAACCTGAATGGAAAACTGCAATTGATAATCTTGTTATCGAACCAGAGATAGTTCCATTTATGGTTGAAAATGAAAAAGAACAAGTCGAAATCGCTTTACTTAAAAACGGAAATAAACCTTTAGAATCTCACGAGAAGTCTGTTAAGAATTGGCAAGGTCAAGATACTGAGGATTACGAGAAGATTAAGCAGGAAGAAACCGAAGCGAGTAATAGGGATTACTTTAATCCTGTAACAGAGTAAATTAAAAATTATGAGATTTTCAATAGAAGTAGAATATGAAATCGGTGACAATGTTTATTGTAAAACAGATATGGAGCAAAGCACAGGGTTAGTTCTAGGTTATAGAATAACAAATTTAGGTGTTGAATATATTGTTTCTTTAAATTCAGAAACGATGATTTTTAATCCTTTGGAATTATCTCCTATTAAAACAATTTATTAAAGAATAATCAACCTGCTATCGGTAATACCGATGGTAGGTTTTATCAAGTAACCATCAAATGAAATCAGATTCTAACTTTTATTGTCAACATCATTCTGGACATGAAGATTTTTCAATTGATGAATGGAATGAAGTAAATCAAGAACTTAAATCTTTACCATTAACTGATAAGCAGAAACAAGAAATTTTATTTCCTAAGCCTTGTAAAAAACAATGTCAAGCTTGTATTAATATTATTATTGATAAAATAATGAACACTCAACGATTAATCAAAATAATGAACGATAAATGACAATCGAAGAATTCATAAAAAGCGACGAAAAACTTGCAAGAATTGCAGCAGGTAAAAACTTGCAACAAATTGAAAATCTATTTCAAAAATACATTTCGAAAGTAATTTCATTGTATCAAAATTTTAACGGGGTTGATATGGAAAACATCAGCCCGCAGTTAAAAAAAGAAATTGAAAAGCTAACCAAACAATTTGTATTTGATTTAGAAAATAAAATCAATTCTGCAACTAGAGAGCAATGGTTATTAGCGCAAGGAACTGCAACAAAATTCGTTGAAACATACTTCGAGATTGACAAATTAAATAAAGCTACTCAAGATATTTTCCGAAAAAATAATCTTGATAATTACTTGCAAGCACGTAAATCAAGATTAAATAAATTCAAGTTATCTGATCGTGTTTGGAAGTACTCAAAACAATTTGAAACAAACATCATTGATTCGTTAGAAATAGCTTTGAAAAATGGTGATTCTGCGCAAGTTTTAGCACGAGATATTAAACAGTATTTAAAAGAACCCGAAAAACTTTTTCGAAGAGTTCGCGATGTTAAAGGGCAATTACATCTAAGTAAAAATGCTGCAGCTTATCATCCAGGACAAGGTGTTTATCGTTCGGCTCATAAGAATGCTCTACGTTTAGCAAGCTCAGAAATAAATGCTTTTTACAAAGAGTCTGAAAATCAACGTTGGAAGTCAATGGACTTTGTTGTTGGTTTTGAAATTAAACGATCTAATAATGTTTTTGATTGTGATGTTTGTGGTCCGTTAGCTGGAAGATATCCAAAGACGTTTAAGTTTACAGGTTGGCATCCGAATTGTTATTCTGACGATACTGAAGTGATGACGAATGATGGTTGGAAACTGTTTAAAGATTTAAACGGCGGAGAAATGATTTTTAGCTTAAACCCTATTAATAAACAGCCTGAATGGGTTTCTTATGTAAAATACTTCGAATATGAAATAGACGGAAAAATGATTCATTTTCACAACAAAGGGTTGGATTTATTAGTTACTCCAGATCATAGAATGATTTATTTAAATAAATCAAATGGGGATATAATGGATAATAAATTTGCTCATGAATATAGTAAAAATAATGGTAGTTTATACCGTGTTTCAGAATATTTAGCAGAAGATGTTAAAACTATTCAAATAGGAACAAAAGTTTTAGACTTTGATTTATTCTGTGAATTCATGGGGTATTATTTATCTGATGGCTCTGTTACAACTACAAGAAATAATCAATTTAAAATTACTAAATCATTAAAAAAGAATACTGAAGTATTTGAATTTATTCATGAATTAATGAGTAAAATGCCTTTTAAATCAAATCCTTATAAAGAAGGTTTTTATGTTAATGATTCAGATTTCTATCAATATTTAATTCAGTTTGGAAAATCAGCAGATAAATTCATTCCAAACGAAATATTAAATTCATCACCAAGACAAATTGAAATATTTTTAAGCGCTTTTGTTAAATGTGATGGATCAGTACGTGTGCCGAAATCATTTATTGGTAATAGAGGAGGGGTTTTTACACCTAAAAATGTTGAACGAAATTTCTTTACATCTTCACAATTAATGGCATGTCAATTAGGTGAATTATTAGTGAAAATTGGAAAAAGACCAGGATTTAGAACAAATAAAACGAAAGGTAAAGAGCAAAAATTTAAAAACGGAACTTACACAATAAATAACGATTGTTATGTAATTTCTGAATGTCATTCAAAAACAGCAACTGTATTTAATAAAACAGAAGTTGATTACAAAGGAAAGGTTTATGATATCGAGTTAGAGAAAAATCATATTTTCTACGTTAGGAGAAATGGGAAGGCTGTCTGGGGAAGTAATTGTCGCTGTTATCAAATCCCAATACTTAAACCTATCGAAATGTTTACGGATGAATTGAAAGGGGCTGTAAAGCCTTCATATTCGCATTTAGGTAATTTTCAAACTACAGAAATAAAAGAAATGCCTGCTAATTTCAAAGAACATTTGAAAGAAAAAGCAGATATTTATAAGGGATATAAAACGGTGCCTTATTGGGTAAATGTTAAATAATTCACAAACACAATCAAATGTTTTGCAATTAATGAACATATAGTTAATTTTACTTTAATTATGTCGTTTTTGTTTGGCGACAGTCGACATAATTATTTGTTTTTGGGGTGATGAATTTCTAATTTGTTGCCTTTTACTTTAAAAGGGATAAACTAAAAATGTTTATCCCTTTTTTTTAGTTAATAATATCGATTAGCAACCCAACCAAGCCAAAAGTAGTCAGTTTCATTTGCTTCTTTATCGCATTTAAGTTCGAAAGTTAAAGAGTAGTTTACTTTATCATTTGATTTTCTGATATTGTAACGCTCTTTTATTCCGATACCAATAGACGAAGTATCCAAAGCTTGTAAAACTGCATTTATAATTTCTTTTTGACCTGTGACTTTCATTAATTTTTAAATGTTATTTAATACTAAATATTCAAAAAGAAATAAGAATATTATCACAATTAGTACTATCATCACTAAAAAGAATATCCATTTTGCACTATTATTTCTATCAATTTTTGTCATATTTAGAAGTTTAATCAAAAATAATCATTAAGATAAGATAAAAATTACGTAAAACCGTAATTGGATATTATTTCCTCCCGTAACTCGCTCTTATCTCGTCCAAAAACATACATCTTAACCAAATCACCTTCAATATTTTTGTTTTAATCGATTTGAAATTAAAATCTCATTATAATGAAACAAAAATTACTAGAGTTACTTACTGCTAAATTTTTAGGGAAAGGCACTACTCGTAAAGACACATTGGCTCGATTAGCTTCTGCTTTTGCGACACAATGTACAACAGAAGAAGAAGCACAGGCACTTATCGATAAGGTTACCGTTGAACAAGTTACTGACTTCGAAAAAGAACACCGTTCGGAAGTAGATTCTGAAATTGCTAAAGCAACAAAAACAGCTTTAGAAAATGCTGGAAAAGGTAAAGGTGGTGAAGGAGCGGGAAATCCAGAACCTAAAAAGGAAGAAGGAGGAAGTTCTGATCCAACTGATATTGCTTCAATCGTTGCGGCTGCTATTGAAAAAGCAAACGCGCCATTATTGCAAGAAATCGCAAATATAAAAGCTGGCAAAACTACTGAAACAAGGCTTTCTCGTATGGAAGAAGTTTTAAAAGATGTTAATCCTGAATTAAAAGCAAAAACGCTTAAAGATTTTGGTAGAATGTCTTTTGAAAATGATGATTCTTTCGAGGAATACTTAACAGAAACTACAACGGATATTCAAACAATCAATCAAACAATCGTAAATCAAGGTTTAGCAGGTCATCAACCAGGTAATGGTGGAGCTGGCAAAGGAGGTAAATTATCCGAAGCCGAATATGATGACATGGTTTAATCTTTAAAAAACTATTAAAATGGGAAAAGGACCATACGTTGATTTAACATCAAAAAAAGATTATCCATCAAATGGAAAAGATCAAGTTGTTTGGAGAAACAAACTTGGTTATTATGATGGAGGTAGAACATTAGATGTTTCTGCATTGACTGATGTCGCAGTATACGCTGGGCATATTATCGTAAGAGATAAAACTACAGAAGTTTGCCGACCATTAGAAGTAACTGATAAGGCTTTTAATGACGTCAAGACAACTGATGAAATTATCGGCTTAACAGTGTCAACTGTACCAAAAGACAAAGCATTTGTAAGTATGGTTACAATTGGAATTGCTGCGGAAAATGCACTTCCTTTTACAATGACTGCTGAACTTAAAGAGAAGGTTCAAAAAGCATTACCAGGTTTACAATTTCATAAATAACAATTTAAATTAAAATTATAATGGCACAAACGCAATCATTATTTTTAAATTATACAGAAGCTCATTATGCTAGTTATATTTTAGCTAAGCATAAAAAAATTAATGGGCTTTCAGAAGGAGCTATTAAGCCTTATTTATTCCAACAAAAATTAGATCAAACATATTCTGTAGACGGAAATTGGAAAACTGTTACAGGTCTATTCAAAAACGTTTTAGCGGATTATGTAGATATCGATTCTCCAGCACCTTTAAAAGCGCGCGGCTCTCGTGGGATTGCAGAAGGTGAAATTCCAGATATTTCTAACAAGTATGTAAAATCTGCAAAGCAGTTGCGTCAAATCAGAACAATGATTGCGACATACGCAACTAATTCTGATTTAGGAGCAGATTATGAAAAGCAAATCATTCAAGAGTTATTCCGTGATGATGCTAACTCATTGCAGAATATCTATGAATTACACGAATATTCATTCTTAAAAGGAGTTTCTAATGGAGTGTTTGAAGTAGATCAAGACGTATCTAATGGGGTTACTTTAAGAGCTAATTTTGGCTACTTAGCAGATCATGAGTTTAAATCTGATAATTTCACAACTATTACAGTTGATGATATTAATAAGATTTATGAAAAATCGAAAGCAGACGGAAATGTTTTAGCTGAGGTTTATATTGATTCGTCTGCAATGGGAAAAATCAAAAAAGACCCATCATTTAAAGAGCAATTCGCCTTTAGTAAAGACATTGTTGCAGATGCAAGTAAATTACCAAACTTAACTTCTTCTAAAGTTAAAGAATTCTTTAAAGACGAATGGGGATTAACAGTTATAACAGATGGAGTAGATAGAACTTTTATTTCTCAAAAAGACGGTACAGATACAACTGTTAAGCCTTGGGCTGAAGGGGTAATGATTTTTACATCTTCTGTTAAGATTGGCTCTTTAATTTGGACTCATACAGAGGAATATTTTACACCTACAGAAGGAGTTAAATATCAATTAGCTGGTCACGTTTACATGAGTAAATTCGGTACTACTGATCCAAAATCAGAAGGCACAAAAGCTGAAACTCGTGCATTACCTGTAATTGGAGCTGTTGATGGAATTTATCGTCTTGAAACAGTTGATACTACTGCAGAATTACCAGAAGGCTAAAATCTATAATCATGGCTAAAGTAACAATTACTAAAAAATTAGTAGAAGAAAACTCTCAGTTAGCGGAATTGCTAGCTGAGAGAAATATCGAAGTAGGTTCTAAAATTGAGCAATCGGAGTTAGATGAATTGTATAAAGTTTTAGAAACAACTGAATTGATTGAATTAACTCAAGAAGATTTTGATAAGGAACCAGGGTTAACCTCTAAAGGTTTTGAAGTTGGTCAAGTTATTCGAGTTAAAAAGAAAGTTGAGGTTCAAGATTTAGATACGTCTAAAGCTGGAGAAACTTCTCAAAATTTAGACGAGAATTTAGACGAAACAGCTAAATCTTACAAAGTTATTTCTCGTTTCCGTGATCAAAATAACGAATCGAAGATTTACGAATTGAACGAAGTTGTTCCTGCTGATTTTGAAGAATCTCGAATTTCTTCATTGTTAGAACGTAAGTTAATCTCAGAAGCTTAATCATGACAAACAAAGAATACATACAAAGCGTAATGTTAAGAGTAGGAGCAAATGCAAATGATGTAAACATTTTATTTGCTGAAAATTCAAATTTAGATCCAGACGGAAATTTGATTTTGGTAGACTGCGAAAAAGCTTTGTATGATTCTTTTTGTTCCTGGATTCCGATGTATGAAAGTGTATCCGAAGGCGATATGACTGTTAAATGGAATTGGAATGCGATTCGAATGATGTTAGGTCGTTTGGCTTCAAAGTTAGAATTACCTAATCCATTAGATGAAAACGAACCAACTGTAACAGCAATTGATCCATGGGGACAATAGGACACGATCATTATTTATTTATTGAAGATAAATCTTTGATTTACGATGAAGAAACAGGCGAAATGATTCCGAATGAAAACGGAATAAAGTTTATTTCTATGTGTCGTGAACAAGTTAATTCAAGCGGGAAAGTGATTGCCGGAACTGATGGAATTACAATCTCTTTTAATTCAGTTATTCATTTGGAGAAAACCATATTACCGATTGATTTAGGCAAAACTATTATAGTTTCAAATGATTTGGAAGGTAAAGATGTTCGAATTAAAGGAGCTGTTTTAAGATTTACAGAAGGACTTTTACACAATAGATTATGGGTATAAAACCAAATTTCTCAAATAAAGATTTAGATAAGCTGAATCAAATAATCATTGATGATACACTTCAAAAATGCATTAAAGCTTATTTATACTTAGGAGAAAACGTTGTTTCTCACGCGAAACAAAGTGTTGGTTTTATGGACCAAACAGGAAACTTAAGATCATCTATTGGTTATGTGCTTTTCGTGAATGGTCAAGTTTACAGAGAGTTTTACGAAGGTAAAGCGGTCGGAACATCCGAAGGAAAACAATTCGCTCGTGAATTAGCTTCTAAGGCACGAAAAGCTCCAATAGTCTTAGTCTTTACAGCTGGAATGAATTATGCTTATTCGGTTGAATCTCGAGGTTACAACGTTCTTGCAGCATCTGAGAATTACGCAAGACAAGTAGCAGATTTAATAATCAAACAAATGATGAAATGATGTACGATATTTTCGACGCAAATGAATTGCTTTTTAAAGCTTTAAATATTGATGAGGTTAAATCTGTAATTAAAGGAAAGTTGTATAATGATAGTCGTCCAATCAATTCACTGAACGAAGACATTGTCGTGAATACTATCACAATTACAACCGTTTTTAAGCCGCAATTAGCAACTTCAAATATTAATATTTATGTTCCAGATATTGAAGGAATCAAAAATTCAAGACGCTTAAAGGAAATTTCGAGAGTTGTCCGTAAAGTATTTGAAGAGCATCAATTCATAGGGAAGTCGGTTTATATTTCAGATTTAGGAATCATCCAAGAGCAAAATGAAAAAGAACATTATGTAAATCTTCGCATTCAATGGAGAATTTACGATCAAAAAACAAACTAATTATTAATTTATAAAAAACGATATTATGGCAACATACACATTTGGTTTAGCCAAAGTAATGGTAGCAGAAGTTTCAGCTGATGGAACAATGCCTGAAACTTCAACAATGACAAAAATTGGTGAAGTATTTGAAGATTCTGGTTCTTTAGAGCAAGAAGAAGGTGAAACGACAGAATTTAAAGAAGAAGGTAATCCAATTCCTAAGGTTGTAATTACAAAACAAGGTAAAATTACATTCAAATTTAATTTAATGAATGTAGATCCTAAAATGATGGCTGATTATATTGGTGGTTCTGTAAACGTAACTTCAAAAGAATGGGAATTTGATGGAAAAGCTAAATCAGTTGAAAAAGCATTATACATTCAACCTGAACAAGGTTTGTATTTTAAAATTCCTAAAGCTTCTATTTCTGCTGTACTTTCAGGTGAAATGAATCAAAGTAATTTAATCACAATGAACTTTACAGTAACTCCATTATCTCCAGGTGAAGGAAAAAAATCAGTTTTGGCCGGAAATGTATCAGATTTACCAACGGGTTAAGTAATTCATTAAATATTTTATACAAAAAAACCACTCTTTTTAGGAGTGGTTTTTTTTATGAATTAATACTATTATTAAATACTTTTAAAATATCTATTGATTTTTTAATTTCAAACACTTGAGCATTATCAAATAGAATACAATTATTTGTAATTTTTTCATCTCTTGATTTTATTAAACTTTTATGTAAGATCTTTTCATCAAGTTCCTTTTTTTGTAATATGAAAATAATTCCTAAATAATCTATTTCAATAATATTTTCATCTTCATATAAATATTTGAATTTAGTATAAGTGAACTCTGCCTGATACAAATGTATATCTACATTAATTAGAGCTAAATAATGTTTTTTATCCCAAACAAACAACTTAATATTACCAAGATCGTTTCTACAAAAATTCTGTAAATCACTAATGTTGAATGATTGAAATATTTTATTATGTTTTTCAAAAAAACAAGAGATGATAATTTTATAAAATGATCTGATGAAAAGTCTTCCAAAATTATATGATTCGAATTTTGATTTAAGAAACACATTTTTATATTCAACAATTAAAGTATCATTTGTAAATACATAATTAAAAAACATACTTTTAGGTTTCTTATCAGAAGGTTTAAATTTATTATTTAATAATTTGTATTTTAAAAATCCTATTGTATTTGTAAACGCTCCTTCTAATGATACATGCATTTTTGGTATTGTATTACCAAAAAAACTATTACAAGAATCACATTCGCCATTATATGATTTAATACCTCCTAAACTTTTAGGGATTGTATGAGAGAATGTCGAATTATTTTCTTTATCTAAATTTTTATTACACCAAATACACTTATTAATTATCATAAATAAAACTCTTTTTACAAATATACTAAATTGATTTTCCCCGTAACTCACTCTTAACTCAACTGATTTCACAATAACAAATCCTTATCCCTTCGTCACCTTTGTATAAATCGAAATCCATGGATCAAAAAGATATACAAAGAGAAGAAATCAAAACTTTAATTGAGACTCCTTACGAGTTTGAAGTTGAATATTACAAGAAAGTAATTGTTCAAGAAAAGTTCTTTTTTGGATTAATTCCCTATGAAAAAAGAGTAAAGAAGAAAGTAAAAGAAAAGTTCGAAATCAAACCTTGTACATTATCGACTTTAGACCGACTTTGTCAATATCAAATCGAACTATTTATCGATAATGATAAACTGAATAGTGAAGCTGATATTTTCAATGAAACGAAGCTAATTGCTGCGAAAAATTCAAAACTGATGGCTAATATAGTTGCGGTAGCGGTTCTTGGTGTTGATTATTCAAAATCAGAATTTAAACGAGTATCATCTATTCTTTTTGATTCGCTTACTCCAGCAATGCTTTTCGATATTATCAATGAAATTTTAAAATCTCAAGATCTAGCAAATTTTATGAACTCTACTCGATTAGCATCGATAAAGACGACGATAAGTCCAAACGAAGTAGAGTAACAGGAATGAAAAGCACTTACGGAACGCGAGCTTCTATTTGTGCACATTTCGGATGGACACTTGACTATTTAGAAAATCAAATCCCTTGGTCAAAAGTAATTCGTTTGATGGCAGATTTACCTTCTTACGATTATGATGATGAAAACACAAATACCCAAACAAAAAAAGCAGTAAAAATAACAGAGCAAAACGCAGATGACATTCTGAAAATGTTTCAAAGCTAATGGATATAAGTAACGGAAGATTAGGATTTACCCAAGATTTAGACAACCAAAAATTTTTAAATGCACTTCGACAATCAACTAGAGGTGTAACTGACTTTAATATTCATTTACAAAACAACTTCAATCAGTCGTTAGTTTCTGTTAACGATTTAGCAAAAGGAGTTACAGCATTTCTTACAATCGACATGGCACGCGATTTTGTCACGCAAATGGTAAAAATTCGCGGTGAATTTGAACAGACAGAAATCGCTTTTAATACTATGCTCCAATCAAGAGAGAAAGGAAACGCTTTAATGCAAGAAATGGTTGAGCTTGCAAAGAATACTCCAATGCAATTTAGCGAAGTTTCGAAAGGCGCAAAACAGCTATTAGCATATCAAGTTGAAGCGGAAAAATTAACCGAAACACTTTCAATGCTTGGAGATATTTCGAGTGGACTTGGCGTGCCTATTTCACGTCTTATTTTAGTTTACGGACAAGTTAGAGCGAAAGGTCGCTTAATGGGTGACGATTTACGACAATTTACTGAGGCTGGTGTACCGATGATTGCGATGATTGCCAAAAACATGGGAGTTGCTCAATCTGCAGTAGCTGATATGGTTTCAGAGGGAAAAGTAGGTTTCAAAGATGTTGAGAAAGTTCTTAAAGATTTAACGGATCAAGGAGGATTGTTTTATAACATGATGAAAGAGCAGTCGAAAACTGTTCCTGGACAAATTGCTAAACTTCAAGATGAGATTGAGCAAATGTTTAATAGCATTGGAAAAGATTCTCAAGGGTTTGTAACTTCTGTGATTAGCGGTGCTTCGAGTGTTGTTGAGAATTATAAAACTATTGGAAATGTACTTGAAAAGCTTGTAATTGGTTATGGGGTTTACAGAGCGGCATTAATTGCAACAGCTGCAATTGAATCTTATAGAAGTAAAACTTTAGCAACAGAAATTGCTAGTCTTGGTATTTCTGAAAAAATGCAATTAGGTAGAGCTGCAGTTTCTGTTAGACAAGCAGAAGTCTTAAAAAGAGAAGCTTTAGCAGAAAATGAGTTAGCTTTATCTAAGGTTCGTAGTGCTCAAGCTGGTAAGTCTGCTCAACTTATAAAAAATCAAGAAGCATTATCTTCATTAAATGCAGCCCATGCTGCAAAAGTACAAGCAGAAGCAGAGGTTGCTTCTGCAACAATTAAATACAATGCGTTAAAAGGAAGTCATTTTATTAAACGAGAGCAATTAGCGTTACAAGAACTAGAAATTGCTCAAACAAATTTAGCAACACAAACTCAAAATGTTAATTCTGCAAGTGTTGCTTATAATACAGAACAAAAGAAGCTTAATGCAGTTTCTACAGAGCTCTTAAATGCAACCTTAGCTCAATCTACTACTCAAACCTCTTTAGATACTGCAAGGCGTGTAGAGAACGAAGCTGTAACTAATTTACAGACTGTTTCAAATACAAGATTAACTACAGCTCAAAGTTTAAGAGTAATTGCAACTACTGCAGCCGCAAGAGCGGAAGCAATTTTAAACGCAACAATGCTTGCGAATCCTGTTGTTTTATTATCAATTGGATTTATAACTTTTACAGCTATTTTATACAAAACGATTACTGCGCTTGATGCGACTGAAAAAGTACAACAAAAATTAATTGAAGCTGAAGGTGAAGCTCAAAAATCAATTGCTTCAGAAAAATTAGAACTTGAACGATTAATTGAAATTGCAAAAGATGATAAAAAATCTAAAGAAGAAAGAGAAAAAGCAATTGATAAAATAAATGAAAAATCACCTGAGTATTTAGGTAATTTAACTTTAGAAAAGATTAATACTCAGGAAGCTACTAAAGCTGTAAATGATTATACAGAAGCTTTATATAGAAATGCTAAGGCAAAAGCTATGCAAATTTCTTATGAAAAGTTAGTAGCAGATGAACAAGATATTTGGACAGATTTTTATAAAAATAGTTCAAATCCTGATTTACTTCAAAGAGGATCAAATGCGTTCTGGAAAGTATTTGGTGTTGAAACTAAAAAAATTAAAAATGAAACAGATTTAAGAAATCATATAATTGAATTATATGGAAAAGATGCTGCAAAGAATGCTAAAACTTACGAGAAAAATGTAAATAGATACCTTAAATCAATCGGATATGATGAATTAGCTTCTTTAAGAACTCAACGCGAATTGATAGGCGAGCAATTAAAAGGTATGACTACTGATTTAGAAAAAGAAACTGATAAAAAAGAAACAGAACAAACTAAGTCAACTGTTAAAAATAAAGCTTATTGGGAAGAGCAAAAAAAGATAGCTTCTGAAGCTAGAGACGCTCTTGCAGATTCTTCTAAGGGAAGTTCGGAATGGAATAGATTAACTAAGCAAATTGATGAAGCAAATAATGCTTTGCAAGCTTACAACGACTCTTATAAAAAACCAAAAAAAGCACCAAAACAAAAAAAAGAAAAAGATCCAGTAGAAGTTTATAAAAAACAAGTTTCTGAAATTGAAAAACAATATGAACAATATTTAAAAATTTTAGATTCTAATGATGTTACATTCGCAACCGAAAAAGCCATTCTAAAAGCTCAATTATCAAGCAAAGGAGCTTCTTATGAAGAGTATTTACGTTCTCAACAAAAAGAATTAATCAAAACCGCAAAAACTTCTGATGTTGCAAGGAAAAAACTTTTACTAATCAATGATGAGCTTTTAAAACTAAGTAAACATAGCGAATTACAAATTTTCAAAGATGAGTTTGAAAATCAACTTGATGATTTAGATTCTGTAATTGAAAAACTATACGAAGTTCAAAATTTAAAAGAATCATTAAGGGGTAAATCAGATCCTTTAAGTATAAAGAAAATTGAGTTTATTGATGAAAAACAAAAAGAGCTTTTAAAGGATTCAGAAAATGCCGCTAGAATTCTATTTAAAACTTTAACTGATGAATCAAAACCATTAGACGCGATCAATAAAAAATTCGATGCTCAATTATTTCTACTTAAAAAGAAAATCAATGATGCAAATGAAGAAATTAGTAAACTGACTATTTCTGCAAGTTCTTCTCCAGAGGGTTCTGATGAACGAATTAAGATTGAAGAGCGAATATTAAAACTTAAAAAAGAAATTCTTGATACTCAAAATTTAATTGATTTCAACGAAAAGAAAAGAGCAAAAGAAGTAAAAGAGAATCCCACAAATAATGCTGATTATAATCTTTTACTAAAAAACTATCAAGATTTCAATGCACAAAAAAAGACAATAGAAGATGAGTTTGAAAATAACTTGAAAACAGTTAGAGAGGAAAGGGTTAAAATTCAAAATAACAAAGAGCTTCAAGCTGATCAATCTAAGTTAGATCAAATGTTAGCTCAGAGTATAGCAACTGAAAATGAGATTGAAAGACAGAAAAAGAAATCTTTATCAAAAATTGCATTAGAGCAAATGAAAAGTTCAGAGTCTTATATGAAATTAATGACTAAGGACTTGGATAAAATGACTATTGAATCTCTTGAAAAAATTATCAAAGATTTAGAACAAATGCAAAAGGATCCTAATATGGGATTGTTGTTAAATGAAGAAGATTTCAAAGTTATTATTGAACAAATTAGAAAAGTAAAAGATGAAGTAAATAAAGCTAAGCCATGGAAAGGTATTTCAGAAGGTTGGGATAAATTATTTAATGGTAAAGATTCCGAGGATAAACTTGAAGGAGTTGGAATGTTGATTGATGGAATGAACAACTACTTTGATACCTTAAAACAGGCAATTGATATGGCAGATCAAGCAATTGAGGCTTTTGGAGGTAATATAGATGACTCAGTTAAAGAAACAATTCAATCGGTTCAAAACATTGTGAATGGTGTAGGAAATGCAATACAGGGTTATTTTTCTGGAGATTACGTAAAAATGGTCGCGGGTATTGTACAGGTTGTTG